AGCCGCGGAACTACCAGCTGGTGTTCCCCGACTCGACCACCTGGTCCATCCAGGCGATCCTCACCGGTTTTGAGCCGGAGGCGCCCTACGACGACAAGCTGGCCGCCTCGCTGACCTTCAAGGTCACCGGCAAGCCGACCCTGAGCTGAGGCTGACATGCTGCTGAGCAAAGACGCGATCCTCGCCGCCGACGACCTCCAGCACGAAGACGTCCACGTCCCCGAGTGGGGCGGCACCGTCCGCGTGCGGGCCCTCACCGGCGCTGAACGCGACGCCTTCGAGGCGAAGATGGCCGAGGCCCGGCAGAAGGGCATGGCGCTCGGGGCTGCACTGCACAACTTCCGGGCCAAGCTCGTGGTGCGGTGCATCGTGGACGAGCAGGGCAAGCGCCTGTTCTCCGACGATGACGCCAAGGCCTTGGGCGCCAAGAGCGGGGCGGTCCTGGATCGCCTGTTCGACGTGGCCCGGCGCCTGTCCGGCATGAACGAGGACGCCGTGGAGGAGGCGGCAAAAAACTCCGTGACCGGCCAGAGCGCCGGTTCTACTTCCGCCTAGCGGCCCATTTGGGCATGCCGGTCTCCGAGCTGCTGGCCCGCATGCCCTCGGCTGAGCTCACCGAGTGGATGGCGTATGAGCGGATCACCGGCCCGCTCGGGGGTGAGCGCGGCGATATCCAGGCGGCGCTGATCTCCACCGTCATCGCCAACTCTCTGGCCGGCAAGAAGGGCCGCCGGGCCAAGCTGCGGGACTTCCTCCTCAAGTGGGACCGCAAACCCCAGTCCTGGCGCGACCAACTTGCTGTTGTCCGCCAACTGAACAGCATGTTCGGCGGCGTCGATCGTACGAAGGGGACGGCCGATGGCGACTCTCGCTGACCTCGTGGTGAAGATCGGCGTGGACGCCGACCGGGTCCGCCAGGGCTTGAGCCGGGTCGATTCCTTCTTCGAGCAGCACTCGGAGAAGATCGCCGCCGCCGGCGCCGCCCTGGGTGCTGGGGCGGGCGCCGCCATCGGCACCGGGGTTACGGCCGGCCTGGAGAAGGAGGCGCTCGGCGACAAGCTGGCCGCACAGATCGGGGCTACCGGCCCGGAGGCTGAGCGGCTCGGCCGCATTGCTGGTGACCTGTACACCCAGGGTCTGGGGACCGGGCTGGAGCAGGTGCACGACGCGGTCGGCGCGGTGGTCACCAGCATCGAGGGGATGCGCAGCTCCAGCAATGAGGCCGTGCAGGACATGGCCGCCAAGGCGCTCAACTTGGCCGCAGCGTTTGGGGTTGAGGTTGGCCGGTCCCTGCAGGTCGTGGGCCAGATGGCCAAGACTGGCCTGGTGCGGGACGCCGAGCAGGGCATGGACCTGCTGACCGCCGCGCTGCAAAAAGTCCCGGCTGCTGTCCGCGACGATCTGATCGACGCGCTGGACGAATACGGCCCATTCCTGGAGCAACTCGGGATCAAGGGGCAGCGGGCCTTTAACCTGCTCGTTCAAGCAGCCGACAAGGGCAAATACGGGCTGGACAAAACCGGCGATGCCATCAAGGAAATCACCCTGCAGATCGCGTCGTCCTCCGGCCCAGTCGAAGAGGCCCTGGATTCGATCGGTCTGAAACAATCCGAGTTGCAGACGAAATTCGCCCAGGGCGGCGAGACAGCTCGCAAGGCGTTTGGGCAGATCATTGACGGCCTGCTGAAAATCAAGGACCCCGGAAAGCAAGCCGAAACGGCGATCACTCTATTTGGCACGCCGCTAGAGGATTTGGCGGTCAAGGACATCCCACAGTTCTTGCGGCAATTGCAGAACACCACGGATGTCTTGGGCGATACCTCTGATGCCGCCGACAAGCTCGGTCAAACGCTCAATGACAACGCCGCCCACGGCATCGAGGAGTGGCGCCGCAAAACTGAGCAGGCGCTGGCATCAATGGCGAATGCTCCTGGCATTTTCGGGGAGACGGCGCAGGCCGCCGCAGGTATCGGGCAGGTGCTGCTGCCCATGGGCTCGGATCTGGGTGGGCTGGCCGCCGCCGCGCTGGTCGGCGGCAAAGCGTTCTCCATGGTCGGCAAGGGCGCGGCGCGGGCGGCGACGACGGTGGGCACGGCGGCGACGAGTATCGTCGGCAATGCGGCGAAAGTCACCGCGTCGGCTGTGGCGACCGGTGCCCGCTGGGCCGCCACCTGGGCGATGATGGCCGCCCGCGCCCTGGTCGCGGCTGCGCGGATCGCCGCGAGTTGGTTCATCGCGATGGGACCGGTCGGCTGGGTGATCACCGCCGTGATCGCTCTGGTCGCACTGATCATCTGGAAGTGGGACGAGATCAAAAAGGCGACGCAGGCAGCCTGGAACTGGATCAAGGAAAAGACAGCTTCGATTTGGAATTCCATCAGCGCCTGGCTTGGTGAAAAATGGAACCAAATCAAGCAGACCGCGACCAATGCGTGGAACACGCTGAAGACCATGGTGTCGAATGCGTGGCAGCAGATACGGCAATCGACCATCAATGGCATCAGCCGCGTCATCAGCCTGGTGCGGCAGCTCCCCGGCAAGATCAAGAACGCCGTGGGCAACCTCGGCAGCCTGCTCTACAACGCCGGCCGGAGCGTGGTCACCGGCTTGTGGAACGGCATCGTGAGCCTGGGGAGCTGGCTCTACAACCAGGTCATGGGGTGGATCAAGCGCGTCATCCCGGACCCGATTGAGCGCTTCCTGAACATCTCCAGCCCCAGCAAGCTCATGGCCGAGATCGGCAAGAACGCGGCCCTCGGCCTGCTGGACGGCATGAACCAGACCCGGGGACTCATCGCCAAGGGCGCCCTCGGCCTGGGCGGGGTGCTGCTGGACGCCGCCGGCCGCATCCTCTACGCCCCGGACCTGGCGATGGACCCGTATGCGGTGCTGGACCGCGCCACCCCGTCCGGTGCCAGTGGTGGCGGCGGCGGGCCGACCGTCCGCCTGGACATCCGCTCCGGCGGCAGCCAGCTCGATGACCTTCTGGTGGAGGTGCTGCGGCGGTCCATCCGCGACCGCGGCGGCCAAGTGCAAGCCGTGCTGGGGTCGGCATGAGCAGGTGGGGTGAGCGGGTAGAGCTGCAGCTCGGCGGCACGTGGGTGGACATCACCGGCGATGTCCACGACCGCGACCCGATCGAGATCACCCGCGGCCGCTCGGGCGAGGGATCGGTGGCCGATCCGTCCCGGTGCACTCTCACCTTGAACAATCGGGACGGCAAATACAGCCCCCGCAATCCGCGCAGCCCGTACTACGGGCTGCTGACCCGCAACGTCCCGCTGCGGGTGTCGCTGCCGGGGGATGAGACGTACCTGCGTCTGCCGGGCGGACGCTCCGGCCGGGCCGCCACGCCCGCCACCAGCGCCCTGGACATCACCGGCGACCTGGATGTCCGGATCGACGCGACGCTGCCGTCGTGGGCGCCGAGCGATTTTTGGGAGCTGGCGGGCCGGTGGAACGTGACCTCCGCCCAGCGGTCGTGGCGGCTGCTGCTGGGCGGTGGGCGCGTATGGCTCAGCTGGTCACCGGACAGCAGCAGCCTGCTGCAGGTCGGGTCCGCTGCGGATCTACTGCCGGTCAGGTCCGGCCGTATGGCCGTGCGGGTGGTCTTGGATGTCAACAACGGCAGCGGCGGCCGGACGATCACGTTCTACTGGGCGCCGACGATCGCCGGGCCATGGACGCAATTCGATCAGGTGGTGGAGTCCGGCACCACGTCGATTGCTGCCAGCACGGCACCCCTGTACATCGGGGATATCTCCGGCCTGGGCTACGACTCGGCGATCGGCAAGGTGCACGCTTTCGAGCTGCGGGACGGGATCGGCGGCACCGTGGTGGCCGACCCGGATTTCGCCGCCCAGACCCCCGGGGTCGCCTCCTTTGCCGACTCGGCCGGCCGGACGTGGACGATCCAGGGTGACGCCGAGATCACCGACCGCGACTATCGTTTCTACGGCGAGGTCAGCCGGTGGCCGCAGCACTGGGACAAGAGCGGCGTTGACCACCACGTCAAGGTCGTCGCTTCCGGGATCATGCGCCGCATCACCCAGGGCGCCAGCCCGGTGCGCTCCACCATGCTCCGGGCGCTGACCGAAGAGGCCGCCAACGTCATTGCTTACTGGCCGCTGGAGGATGGAGAGCGGGCCACCTCGTTCGCCGAGGCTGGTGGCGGCCGGCCGATGGTCCCGGTCTCCGGCACCCCCGACCCGGCCTCCTTCTCGGATTTTGTCGGCAGCGCGCCCGTGGTGAGGCTCAAAGACAGCTGGCTGACGGCGCCGGTGCCCACCTACACGTCCACCGGCAGCGTCCAGTTGCGGATGCTGCTGGCCGTGCCGGAGGGCGGCCCGGGCGGGTCTCGGCTGATAGCCCGCCTGCTGACCAGCGGGACGGCGCCGCGCTGGGATCTTTGATCCTGGCCGCTGGCGTCGTACCAAAGATCCCAGCGCGGCGCCAATGTCAACTTCGCCGTCCGCACCTACGAGCAGGGCGCGTACTATTCGTCCTACAACACTGGCACCGTGGCGAATTGCACCTTCGGGACGGTGCGGCACATTTACATCGGCTCATCTGCCGGTGTCGGGGACACGGCCGTCGGGCACATTGCCCTGTACAACACGACGACGTCGATTTTCGATCTCCGCAACCAGTTCAACGCCTACAACAAGGAGCCCGCCGGTGCCCGGGTGACCCGGCTGTGCAGGGAGAACAGCCTGCCCGCCGTGATCGTCGGGGATCCGGCGCGCACCGAGAGGATGGGGGCGCAGCCAACCCTCTCGGTGGTGGAGCTGCTGCGCGAATGCGAGACCGCGGACATGGGCATCCTGTATGAGCCCAGGGACGCCCTCGCCATCGCCTACCGGACGCGGGAGACTCTGTACGCCCAGGCACCCGCGGTCACGCTCGACTTCGCGGGCGGCCAGGTTTCCGATGAGTTCGTGCCGGTCGATGACGACCAGCACGTCCGCAACGACGTCGAAGTGCAGCGGGCGGGCGGCTCCAGCGTGCGGCTGGTGGCCGAGACCGGGCCGCTGAGCGTCCAGGCTCCACCCAATGGGGTCGGCCGGTATGACGAGAGCGTCACGAGCAACGTCTGCTTCGACGAGCAGCTGCCCGGGCAGGCGTCCTGGCGGTTGCACCTGGGCACCTGGGACGAGGAGCGGTACCCGACGCTGCTGGAGCACCTGGCCAACCCGCACCTGTCCCCCGACCAGCGCAAAGCCTTGCGCTCCTTGGACGTCGGCGACCGGATCGAGATCGTCAACCCGCCGCCGACCATGCCGCCGGAGGCGATCAGCCAGTTGGTGGCCGGGTATGTCGAGACGATCACCCTGAGCGTGCACAAGATCCGCTTCAACCTCGTGCCCGCCCGGCCCTATGACGTGGGGCAGGTTGCCGAGGATGCTCCCAGCGCCTACGGCCTGGCCGATGCGGCCAGCCGGTACGGCACCGCCGGCAGCGAGCTGGCCGCCGGCGTGGATGAGGACGACGTGGAGCTGCTGGTGACCACCACGGCCGGAGGGCTGTGGACCGCGGACCCGGCTGACTACCCGTTCGACCTGGCTGTGGGCGGGGAAACCGTGCGGGCCGTCGCCCCAGGCCACACGCTCAACAGCAACCCCGACTTCGGGGGCGGCATTTCGGGGTGGACGGCGTTCGGTGGCGCCACCATCGCCTGGTCGGATGTCCGCTCCTACACCGGCAGCCACAGCCTGCTCCTGACCACGGGCGTGGATGCGACGCCGCGGGCCGAGTCGGCCAAGGCGCCAGTCAGGCCCGGGGAGCAGTACCGGGCTATCGGGTGGATCTGGGCAGACGGAGCGATCCCGTCCGGGATCGGGATCACTGTCAACTGGTATGACGCCGGCGGCAACTACCTGTCCACGTCGGCCAACCGTCGCGCCCCTCTCGTGCAGCAGTGGGAATTGCACGACAACGTTTTCACGGCACCAGCCGGCGCTGCGCAGGCGGGCATTCTGGTCTCGACGGCCGGCACGCCGGGCGCCGGCATCCAGGTGTGGGCGGATGAAATCCGGCTCATCCCCGTGCCGTCGGCCAACAATCAGAATTCTGCCGCTAGCGCGTTCGACACCTTCGACCACCCGGAGAGCGGCGGGTGGGGAACCAGCAACAGCGGACACGTCTGGCAGGTGTCGCCTATTGCCAATGCGGGCGCTTTTGCCGTGTCCGGCGGGCGCGGCACGATCCAGGTGGATGCGATCAATTCGACCCGCCGCGCCTATCTGCCAAGCACATTCCAGCCGTCTGACGTGTCGGTGGTCATGGCGGCATCCATCGCCGAATTGCCTGCCAACGGCAATTTCGAGGCGTCGATCATTTTGCGCGTCGATCCGGACGCGATCGGCGACACCTACTATTACGGCGAGGTCGAATACAACTATCAGAGCAGCCGCACGGTCCAGGTACGCCTGATGCGCCGCCAGAACGCGGTCGAGACGCAGCTGGCCCCGCGCATCGATGTCCCGGACGGGCTCACCTACACCGCGGGCCAGATCATCTGGTGCCGTTTTGAGGTGATCGGCCCGCAGCTGCGGCTGCGGGCCTGGGCGAATGGGCAGCGTGAGCCGGATGTCTGGCACCGGGTCGCCACCGACACCGCGCTGACCAGCGGCCGAGTGGGGCTGCGGGTCGCGATCTCCTCGGGCGCCACCAACACGCTGCCGGTCGAATTCAGAATCCATCATTTTGAGGTGCAGAATCCACAGCGGATGACGGTTATCCGCTCGCAGAACGGCATCGTCAAGTCGCACACCGCAGGTACCGCCGTCGCGCTGTCCACCCCGACCATCCGAGCGCTGTGAGGAGGTGCCGGTGACCCTGATTCGCGGCGTGGACTGCCCTCCCGCTGTAGAGGCGACTGACACCACCGACATTCTGAACATTATCTACGCCTTCTACTGGGATGGGTCTCCGAACCCCGAGGTGGGCGTGCGTTTTGTCGCCCCGGAATCGGGGCAGGTCATCATTACGGTCAGCGGCGGAGCGAGGGACAATACCAACAACAATAGGGTTTTCTTCGCTCCACAAATTTTCCGGGGCACCGATTCGCGGGGGGAAGAGATCCTGTCGCCGTCGGTGACGGTGCACGGGTTCGGCACCACTGGCGCGTCGAATTTCGTGATGTACGGCAGCCGGGAGTCGCTGTATCCGCACCCGGACGAGAATGAGACGCCACTGATCCCGGGCGAGGTCTACTACGCCAGGGTGATGATTGTTGCCGAGCAAAATGTGGTTCCGCCCAATATTGACCCGGCCACTGCGGATGTGTATGCCCGCTCGATCATCGTCGAGCCCGTGCACACCCTGACCGGCGGCCGGGCTGGAGCGCTGATCGGCCCCGGCGACAGCCCGCCGGCGGCGGCGGCCGGGGACTCCACCGTGATCGCCAACATGACCGGCACCAGCTTCATCCCCGGCACACCCGTGGTGGCGTGCACATTCACCGCGCCCGCGTCCGGGCGAGTGAAGATCACCGTGGGCGGGGCGATGCGGGATAACGCCGGACTGAACAGGGTGATCATGGCGCCCGAGGTGTACGAGGGGACGAACGCCTCCGGGACTCTGGTGCTGGGGACCTCCAATACCGTTCTGACCGAGGTGTCCAGCCCGGCGGAGGCGACTGGCTACTACTACACCTCCCGCAGCTCGGTGCTGGACGGCCTGACCCCCGGCGCCACCTACTACGCCCGGCTGGTGCGCCGGGTCACCGGCGGCAGCACCTGCGACATTGCCCGGCGGGACATCATTGTGAGGCCGCTGCCATGAGGGGACTGCACGCCGGGACGAGGGTCACCACCGTCGACTTCCCGAAGGCGGTCTGGGCGGCCGACACCACCGCCCAGACCAACATCTCCAACACTGCGTTCGCGCCCGGCTCCCCGGTGGTGGGGGTGCACATCACCGCGCCCACGTCCGGGCGAGTGCGGGTGGATGTCAGCGGGGTGATCCGCGACAACGGCGGGGACAACCGCGGGCTGATCGCCTACGAGGTGTACGACCTGGACGGCACGCTGATCGTGTCGGCCAGCCCCCGCGGCAACTCGATGTCCAGCATGAACGAGGCCAGCGACTACATGGCCCACAGTCGCGGCTCCCTGGTCGAAGGGCTGACGCCTGGCGAGATGTACTACGTGCGTCTGGTGCAGGCCGTCTCCGGCGGCTCCAGCGTGGACATCCTGGCCCGCTCCCTGATCGTCTACCCGGTGCCGTGAGGGTGGTATGAGCGATACATCACAGCCCCAATCCGCCGAGCTGGCGGCGCTGCGCGGGGAGGTCATGACCTCCCTGGCCAGGATCGAAGGAGACGTCCGGCTGGTGCTGCAGCAGATCGAGACGGCGGTCCGCCGTCTGGACGATCACGCCGACGAGCTGCGGCGACTGGACGAGCGGGCCGGCATCATCGAGCGCACTGCCGTCCCCCGCGCCGAGCTGGAAAAGCGGCTGGCGGAAATGCGCGCTGAGGCCGCCGAGCAGGCCCGGCGCCGCCTGACGGTCATTGGGCTGCTTTTGACCGCGGTGTCTATCGGAGCTTCGACGCTGACTGCCGTGCTCATCGCCCCGTGAAGGAGGCTTCTTTGGAGATCATCCCTCGCAGCACGTGGGGCGCCCGTGCTCCCCGCTCCCGCTGGAGCGCGCGGACCTCACTCCGTGAAGGAGCCGCATGAAGTTGGAAAGACGCGCGGCGTTCGGCTGGCCGGCCACGGCCGCCGGATACGCCCCCTGTGATCAGGGGCTGGTCGTGCACTACGACGGCAGCGATCAGGGCCTGGCCGGCAAAAGCCACCAGGCGTGCCGGGAGTACTGGAAGAACACCCGGAAGTTCCACGTCAACAGCCGCGGGTGGATCGATGTCGGGTACTCATTCGCCGTCTGCCCGCACGGGATCGTCCTGGAGGGCCGCGGCTGGCAGCGGCAGCAGGCCGCCCAACCGGGGGGCAACAGCACCTGGACGTCGGTGACGTTCATGTCCGGGCCGAGCGAGACGCCGACCCGGGCTCAGATCAACGCGTTCAAGCAGCTGCGGGCCTGGCTGCGCGGCAAGGGGCTGAAGGCCGGTATCCGCGGCCACCGGGACTTCATCTCCACCTCGTGCCCGGGCGAGAAGTTGTACGCACTGGTCAAAAGCGGCGGCCTGGCCGGCCCGC